TTATAATAGTGACCATACATCGAATAATACAAGCAGTTTAAAGATTTACACTAATTCAACAGTTACAGCAGATGGAACAAAAAGAAAAGTTTATTATGTTGTCGGTTCAACAGGAGTCGGGCAAACAATGGCAGGTTCTCAAAATAGTTATGACATGTGGGAATTTATCACAAAAAAGAATGAAAATTATTTATTAAAGATTCAGCGAATTGTTGCAGATGGAGACACAACAGGATTATTGCGCTTAAAATACTATGAAGAAACTCCGACGGGGGTAATATGATATGCCATTACCAAGACCAAAACGAGAAGAAGATGAAGAATCATTTTTAACAAGGTGCATGAGCGACGAAGTTATGATTGATGAATTCGGGAAGTTGGAACAGCGATTTGCGGTTTGTGAAATACAATGGGAAACTTTCGAAGATGAAATGGAAGAAGATGACGAGTTAGAAGATATAGAAGAAGAATCAGGAAATATCGAGGAAGAAATAGATGACAACGAATTAATATTTATGATAAATCAAATTAAAAAAGTTACGAATTTCCCGCAACACGGAGATGATGAAACAGTATCATTAACAAATTCTAAATACGAATTATTTCCTCTTGAATTTGCGGAAAGGATAAAGGAAAAATATCCGAAGGTTTGGAGTTTGGGCGGTAATATTCTCGGTAATGAACAGTATCGTCATCTATATGATATTAGAAAAAATAAAATTCCTACAGACCAATTGACACCAAGACAAAATGAAGCGATAAGGCTAAGGGAAGCGTGGAGCGCTAGACATTATGAGAATTTGCGACCCGCAGGAGTAATTGCACAAATGAAATGGCACACAGTCGGTTCAAGAGGTTTGGAGTACATGAAAAATCTTATGAATGAAGAAATTAAAAAAAGATACGGAGATGATGCATGATGGACTTCAAAGCCATTAAATTTGAAACTAAGGCACTCAATGATAATGAGTTCGAAGGCTACGCAAGTTTTTTTAATAACATTGACGCATACGATGACATCATCGAACGCGGTGCATTTAAAAAGACTATTGCAGAAAATAAAGGACGCATTAAAGTATTGTGGCAACATGATGCTTCTGAGCCAATTGGAATTCCAAAGGAAATGATTGAAGATGACAATGGTTTATATGTCAAAGCCAAAATAAGCATGACCGATACAGGCAAGAAAGCAATGACACTTATAAAAGATGGAGTCATTACTGAAATGTCGATAGGTTATGATGTGGTCAAAGATGATTATAAAATGATGGGAAATCGTAGAGTTAGAATGCTTAAAGAAGTTCGTTTGTGGGAATTTAGTCCTGTAACATTCGCCGCCAATGACAAAGCCAAGATTATGAAAATGCGCTCATTGCTAGAGAACGTTAAAAATGCTAATATGGATATGGTAATTGAATATATCAAATCACTTGAAAATCAGCCGCCAATAGGCACTGACGAAATCGAGCCGAATACGATAATTGAAATCATAAAAAAGTTGAAAGGTTGATGAATGATGTCTATCAATGAAGTTCAGAAGGCAATTGCAGACGCAATTTCTAATGGCGTCAGTAAGGAAGATTTGAAATCGCTTGAAGTGAAATTTATGGAGATGCTTGATGCACGCAACAACGACCAAAAAGACGTTGATGCAATGTTTTCAAAGTATCAAACAGAAATGGAAACAAAGCTAGCGAGTCTTCAAGCAAGTCAGCCAAAAGCAGGATTCGTTGGAGTGCAAAAAAAGGATTCGTTCGGCGAGTTCCTTGTAAAAGTTCGCAACAATGATGCCGAGCTTAAGGCGTTCACTCGTAAAAATCTAGTTGAAAATACCGGTGACCTTGGCGGTTATCTTGTACCAGATGAATTTTTAAATGAAGTTCTTCGAGTTCAATTGGAAGAAACAGTAGTTCGTCGCAATGGCGCACGAGTCATTCCAATGAACAGTCCAATTATGAAGATTCCTGCTTTGAATATGGCAAGCAACGCAAGTGGCTCATTATTTGGAGGAGTGACAGCATATTGGAATGGCGAAGCGCAAGAAAAGACAGAATCGAATCCGAAGTTTAAGCAAATCACGCTCGAAGCTAAAAAGCTCATCGGTTACGTTGAAAGCTCAGATGAATTAATTGATGATTCCATTGTTTCGATGGGACAATTGCTTTCGGATGTATTTTCACAAACAATTGCATTTGAAGAAGATGCCGCATTCTTAACGGGCAATGGAGTTAACAAGCCATTGGGTATCATCAATGCAGGTGCAACAGTCACAGTACCGCGCGGAACAACAGGAAGCGTTACAACCGTTGACCTTGTGAATATGCTTGCTAGATTCTATCGTCGTGGTGGAAGTCCTGTATGGGTTATCAATCAAAGTGTATTGCCAGACATCTATAAGCTAAAAGATGAAAACAGCAATTACATTTTGTTGCCTGGCTTTAATGGTAACATCAGTACAGCATTGCCTACTACAATTTACGGAATCCCAGTTGTAGTAACCGAAAAAGTACCGGCAAAGGGTTCTATCGGCGATATTATGTTGGCAGATATGAGATATTATCTAATCGGCGACCGCCAGAGATTGACAATTGAAGAATCCATGCACGTTAAATTCAAATATGACGAAAAGGCTTGGAGATTCGTTCAGCGCGTTGATGGTCAGCCATGGCTTGATAGTGCAATCACACCGCGAGCAGGCGGAAGCACAATTTCACCGTTTGTTATTTTGGGCGATTTTAGCGCTTAAGAAAGGGGACAATGACAATGGAGAGAATCACAGAACGCACTTTATTTACTAGCGCAATTGTCGCTACAGCTTCCACAGTTGCGGCGTCATCTTCCGAGCTTGTCGATATGAAAGACTTTACGGAGTATCTAGCAATCATCTCGCAAGGCGTGGCAACAACAGCAGGAGTTATTACCGTATCGGTGTGGGAGTCCACCGCGGCTACATGGGCAGGGGCAGTTGCTACAAAGCTAAAAGAAATCACAGGCGCATCGCAAACAGCAAGCAGATTCCTTAATGTTAATGTGCTTGAGTCTGAAATCACAGAAGGAAAAAGATATTTAGGAGTTTACGTTGCAAAAGCGGACACCGCTTCAGGCATCGCGGCAGTCGTTGCACGTGATGGAGATAGATATATAGGTTAATCATCTTGGCGTGGATAGATTGCGCAATCGAAAGCGGTTTCCCTGCCGTTTCCACGCCTAAATAAGGGATAACATTAAGGGAGATGTTAATATGTCAAAGGTTCTAATAGGCATTCCGATTCACCGACCGATTGAGTTCAAAGTATTTGAGAGTTTTATAAGGAAAATCTCAAAAAGATTCAATATTCCTTATGACCTTAATCTAATTTTAGAATTTATAAAATTAAATGAAAAAATTGTATTGAATTTAATTAATAACAAGTATGATGACAATTCGATTAAGGAATTTAATGAGAAAGCAATATTTTTTCTTAATCATAAGAATGTGTATTATGAATTTTGCATGGTATCAAATTCTCTCATATATGATGCTCGTGAATATATTGCACATGAATTTGTTAAAAGTGAAAATGATTATTTAATGTTTATTGATAGCGACATGACATTCCATCCAAATAGCGTAGAAATGTTATTGCGTCATAACTTGGAATTTGTGACAGCAAAAGCATTCAAGCGAGTAAAACCATATCAACCATGCTTTTATACTAAATTCGAGTATAAAGACGGAGTACCAGAACTTGAAGCACCTGCACAGTATGGAGAAGGATTATTACCGATAGAAGGCGCAGGGCTAGCATGCGCACTTATAAAACGTTCAGCGTTCGAGAAGATTCAACAGCCTTATTTTTTTCCATTGCCTAATGTTGGAGAGGATTTGACATTCTGCTTAAAACTTAAAGAAGCGGGAGTTAAAATGTATTGTGATACAACATTGCAATTCGGTCATCTTGGACATACGGAAATATTTGAGAAAGATTTCGTTGAAGAATATACCAAGCTAGTGCAAGCGCAAAAGGTGGAGTCATGAAGATACTCATAGGCTCATCAGTAAAGCAGGACGAAACTATTTTTAAGTATTATTTGGAATCATTAGCAAATTTAAAATGTGAACATGAAATAGATTTGTTTTTTATTTTGCATAACTCTCCAGAATTAAAAAAATATTTGAATAAAAATCAATATGAGGAATTTACGAATAAAACGCAATACGAGGTAAACAGTACTCACCATTGGAAAAAAGAAAACCTAAAAGATGTTACAAATATGAAGAATTATTTGTTGCATAAAGCATTGAGTGAAAATTATGACTATTTTTTTCTAGTTGATTCCGATTTAATTCTACATCCAAATACTTTACAACATTTAGTAATGCAGAATCAGCCAATAATATCCGAGATATTTTGGACAGCATGGAACCCTGGTGAAGAGTTGATGCCGAATGCGTGGGATTATGATTTTTACGGATATGGCAAAGATAAGGATTGGCGCAAGTACAAGCAAAAGGAAATATGGAAAGTTGGTTATAGCGGAGCATGCATATTAATTCGTCGTGATGTGATTGAGTCAGGCGTTAATTATAATCCGATTCACAATGTATCGTTCAGCATGTGGGAAGATAGAGCATTCTGCATTCGAGCCGCAGTACATGGCTATCAAGTTACGATGGATACGCATTATCCTGCTACTCATTTATATCGCAAGGAGGATGTCAAACAGTATGAAATACATCGTCAAGCACAGATTCCACAGCAAATCAGATAATAAAAACTATTTAGCAGGCGAAGAATATGAAACAAATGACATCGAGCGTGCGAAATATTTAGCTACTCTTGGATTGCTTGAATTTGAAACAGATGAGATTGAATATGAAACCAAAGTCATAAAAACAAGGGGGAGGAAACATGTTAACAGAGAGTTGGATTAGTCAATTTGTTACAGTCTCCGAAACCGAGCCAACATATGAGCCAGTCACAGTAAACGAAGCTAAAAATTATTTTAAAGTTGATGACACAACAGATGACGCTTTAATTGCGCAGATTATCAAGACGGCTAGAAAGATGATTGAAACACAAGCATCATTAGCTTTTCACCGCAGAACAGTCACACAAAAGCAAACAGGCGGAATTGAAACATTGGACGCATTGCGAATCCCTGTTTTTTCCGTAACATCGTTGCAATATGCAGAAAATTTCGATAGCACGTATGAAACCATTGACACAGATGAATATAGACTTGCAGGAAATAAGCTATTTCATGATGATTATAAATTCAAGCGCGGCAGGGATGCCGATGGTTATGTAATAACCTATGTGGCGGGAATGGTTGCAGATGCAACACCAAGTACGTTAAACAATGATATGAAAATAGCCATATTACGAGTAGCGGCTTTTCTTTATGAAAATCGTCAAGAATATGCTCAAGGATGGAGCGAACAAGGTTTCTCTATAAATTATGAATCTAATGGAGTGGCTTTGCTTAAAGATATGATAAATCGCATTGTTAATCCTTATGCAAGTGCTAAGGGGATTTTCTAATGCTTACAATATTAAGGAATAGAGTCACTATACAATCACTCACAACAACAGCAAGCGGCGGAGGAACTTTTATAGAAACATGGTCAACCGTTTCGACCGTTTGGGCAAATGTGCAAGGGATGGCAAAAGAAGAAACTCGTTTTGACAAAATACAACAAATCGACCAATACACAATACGAATGAGGAAACGCGATATAAGCAATCAAAACAGATTAATCTATAAAGGACAAACATTAGAGATTGAATCTGTATTAGACGAAACGCAACAAAGCAAGATGATGACAATTAAAGCGAGGGCGGAAATATGAGTATTCAAATGACCGTCACGAACGTCAATGATTTACAAAATGAATTAAATAATCTTGAAGATAAATTAAAAAAAGAAGTATATGAAACCATCATTGCAATGAGCAGGGTTGAAATTGAAACCGTAGCAAAGAGAGCGGTACCCGTTGATACAGGAAGATTAAAATCAAGCATCATGACATTAACAGAAAAAAGAAAAACTTACACATATACGGATAGACAAGGCAACAGCTATGACGGAAAACTAAAAACTGAACAACCTATTGGATATGAAGTATTGGTAGGAACCAATGTTGAATATGCGCTTAATATACACGAAAAAGGCGGCGGAGGTATAACATCAAAAAGAACAGTTAGAGGACAGAAGCGACCGAAAGGATATGGAAGATATTTTTTGAAGAATGCTTATGATGCCGCAATACCTAAGATGATAACAGCAATAAGAAAAATAAAGGGGATAGAATAATGTCGGCGATGTGGTCAGTTCAAAAAAGTTTATATACCGCATTGGCTTCAAACTCAACCTTTATGACTAAGATAAGTAATAATTTATATGACGAGCCGCCGACAAATCAGCAATATCCTTATGTGACAATAGGAAGCATGACCGAAGCAAATCAGAATAGATTGAATAAATCGGGTTTTTTTGTTACATTAGAAATGATGATATTTACAAAAAACGGGCGCGGTGGTTTTAAACTAGCAAAAGAGATATTAGAATTAGCCAATGATGTAATAAATCTTAAAAAATTCACTACAGACAATTTTACGATGGTTCAGGTTTACTACACTTACAGCAGTACGGAACGGGATGAAGATAAGCATATTATAAGCGCAAATTACGACGTGATTTGCCACTAAAGGAGAGGTTAAACAATGGCAGGTACTTTTGCAAATGGAGCAATATTCAAATTAAATGCAACAACAATTTCGGAAATTACAACAATTTCCGCGCCAAATCTAACAGCAGAAACAATTGACGTTACAACTCATTCTTCATCAGGTTCATATCGAGAGTTCATTAAAGGCTTGCGAGATGGTGGAGAGATTTCAATCGAAGGTAACTTCACAACAGCCAGTGCGAGTGCGACAATTGTACAGATGGAAACATCTAGCACAACAACGGTGACTATTGATTATCCTACAAGCCCAAGCGTGACCAGATTCACCGCAACAGTATTGACAACAGGATTTACTATGGAAGCACCTGTAGATGGAGTTATTCCATTCACAGCTACATTCAAAGTTACAGGCAAACCATCATTAGGCCAAATTTAATAAAGGAGAATCATGATGCCGCGAAACAAACAAAGAAACAATGAGATTATCATAGACTTAGATAAACCAAGGTCATTAAGATTTGATTTAAATGCGATGGCGGCTTATGAGGATGCTACAGGCAAAAGCGCGTTCGCGATAGGCGATAACATTTCAGCTACATCCATCCGCGCTTTACTGTGGGCATGCTTGATACATGAGGATGATACATTAACGATTGAGCAAGTAGGTAGGTTAATCCATACGGGTAACATGCAGGAGATAACCACCAAAATTAATAAACTAGTACAAACATCAACAGACACAGGCGAGGAAGCGGAAGAAAACCCAAACTAAAACCGCCGCGCATTATTGAGCTTTGGGCAAATGGAGTAACTAACATTGGCTTAAGTCCAGATGATGCGTGGCGTTTAACTTTAAAAGAGTATATTTTTTTGGTCAAAGCTTATGAGCAGAATGCCAAGCGTGAGCATTATAGATTTGCGTTAGTATGTTCAGTTATTGCCAATGCAAACAGAAGCAAAGGTAGACCATTTAAACCAGAGGACTTCATGCCGCGCGAGCCAAGAAAAAAGCAAACATGGCAACAGCAATTACAATTCCTGCAAGCTTTCGTATCGTCTTATGAGAGTGGTGATTAAATGTTATCAGAATTATTCGTTAAAATTTCCGCAGATTTTAAAGGATTAGAAGAAGGGATTGCAAAATCCCAAGAGAAGTTAACTAAATTTGGTGAAGGTATGGCGAATGTAGGCAGTAAAATGTCTATGTTTATCACTTTGCCTATTTTAGCGGCGGCAGGTGCATCATTTAAACTTGCGAGCGATATGGTTGAAACAACAAACAAAATCAATGTAGCGTTCGGAACATCGGCAGAAAAAGTGATGCAATGGAGTCAAACGTCTATTGAATCAATGGGGTTAGCACAATCAACAGCATTAGATACAGCGGCGTTGTTTGGTGATATGGCAACGTCGATGGGGTTTGCAGAAGATAAAGCCGCAGATATGTCAATTAATTTAACTCAATTAGGTGCGGATTTATCATCGTTTAAAAATGTTCCAATAGAACAAGCAATGACCGCCTTAAATGGAGTATTTACGGGTGAAACAGAATCATTAAAAATGTTAGGTGTCGTCATGAACGAATCAACTTTAGAAGCCTTTGCATTATCTAAGGGCATTGAAAAAAATGTAAGTGACATGACACAAGCCGAAAAAGTGCAATTAAGATATGCTTTTGTCATGGATGCAACGACAAAAGCGCAGGGAGATGTTGCAAGAAATACAGAAACAGCGGCTTTTCAAATGAAAAGTTTTGGAGAATTATTAAAAGAATTAGGAGTGCAGTTCGGTACAATCATTTTACCTTTTATAACCAAAATGATAGGCGGATTAAATGGAATGTTAAAATCATTTTCTAATTTATCGCCTGGAGTAAAAGGGTTGATTATTGGGTTCGCGGCATTTTTAGCGGTTTTAGGTCCTTTGTTGTTAATTGGCGGTAAAATTTTAATTTGGCTACCTATGTTAAAGGCAGGATTCTTAATGGTGCTTCCTGCAATTAAAGCTCTAGGTATTGCATTAAAAGGGCTTGCGCTTAATCCGATGGGATTAATCATTATGGCAATAGGTGCCGTTGTCATTGCGGCTTTATATATGTGGAAGAATTGGGACACCGTCAAGATACAATTGATGATGATAGTCAACGCAATATCATATGGCTTTCAGCAAGGATTATCGTATCTTAAGACGATAATTTTTAAGTATGTTGATTTGTATTTAGCCGCATTCCAAAAGCTTTTAGGTTGGATACCTGGACTAGGTGAAAAAATAGACCAAGCCAGAGAAAAAATGTCATCGCTTATAGATGAGCAGAAACTTAAAAGAGAAACAAACACATTTAACTATCAAACTGAACAAGCCGCATTAGGGGCAGAATTAGCCGCGGCGCAGATGGAAAAAGCTAAAAAGAAAACAGGCGAATTGGGCGATGAAATTTCAAATACTACTGATAAAACATTTGAATATAATGATGGCTTACAAGACTTAAAAGAAAACATAACAGCAACAACAGAAGAAACAGATGATGCAAAGAATAAAGAAAAAGACTATAACAAAGCAGTTAATGATACATCAAAAGGATTAGATGCACTTGCACAGGCTCAAAAAGAAGCAGATGAAGCCAGAAAGCAAATGTATGACAACACAGAAAAAGGATTAAATAATTTAGGTGATGCATTAACAAAAGCACTTAAAAAACAATATCAAGAGCAGGAAGCCGCTCAATTATCAACACTCGAGCAAAGACGCGATAATGAAACGGATGCGCTCAAGGAATCACTTAAGACACTTAAAACAAATTACGATAGGCAAGTTAAGGCATTAAAAGACAAAGCAAAGCAGGAAATACAAGTATTAACCGATGCACAAAAAAACAAATTGCAGATAATCGATGCTGAAACTCTTGACCAAGTCAACGCATTGCAAAGGCAGATTGATGCCATAAACGGATTGACAGACCAAGAAGAAAAACAGCTTGAGGAACAGGCATATAATACACGAATCGCAGAATTGCAGAAGGAAATATCAACAGCAGATAGCGCAGAAGAACGATTAAAAGCACAGCAGAAACTGAATGAAGAAATTGCAAAGCGTCAAAGAGAATTGTTGTTAGAAGAAAGAAAGAATCAAATTGAATCACTCAAAACACAGATTGAAAACATCCAAGATAATGCAGAGATACGAAAAAATGAAATTGAAAAGCAAACAGAAGCAGAAATAACAGCAATTGAAGCTAGACTTGACAATGAATTGTCAGGTTATGAATCACAATATGAAGCTCAACAGAACGCATTGCAGGAAAGATTAAGCGCAGTAGAATCTTTTTATGAAGCGGAAATACAAGCAACAAAAGAAAAATTCGAAAAATTAATGACTGAAGAAGCGTTATTCGAGGAAGCGCGGCAGATGGTTATTAAAAATAATCAGGATGAAATTTTAAAGTTACTACAAACATACAATCCAAAATGGCAAGATGCAGGTCAGTCATTTGGTCAATCGTTGTTAGATGGCTTGAATAGCACGAAAGCCACAATACAACAAACTGTAAAAGATATGTTAGGTATGTTAGATTTTATGGAAAATGAAAAGAAGTATTTAAGCGGATTAGTGCAAACAGGATTAAAGACAAATAATGCAGGACTAGTAAAATGGGCAAAAAAGCAAGCGGAATCAATGGGCATTCCGATGCTTGCAAAAGGCGGAATCATCAACACGCCAACACTTGCTATGATTGGCGAAAAAGGACCCGAAGCAGTCATTCCACTTAATCGCATGAATGATTTCTCAGGCGCACAGCCTATTAATGTCTATCTTGACGGTAGAAAGATAACAGGAACAATTGCACCTCAAATGGTCGATATGATTCGAGGAAGAATAGGCTCAGCATATTAAAGGAGGAATTTTTATGGTAGTATTCAAAAACGGAATAAAGATAACAAGCATTGACTCATTTTTCGCAATTACACCAAGCAATAGCGTTGATTTGGCTAATGAAACAATTGCGATTTACGTAGGCACTCCAGGCGATTTACGTATTGATGATGTAAACGGAAATACAGTAACATTCAGTAATTTGGCTAACGGAATATTCCACCCGATACAAGC